GCTACCAATGGTTAGTAGATAACTTGGGCGGCACTTGGATACAGACCTCATATAACAATAACTTTAGAAAACAATACGCAGGCATTGGCTATACCTACGATGCAGTTAATGATGTGTTTATAGTTTCACAACCTTACCCGTCTTGGTCACTAGATGAGAACTTTGATTGGCAACCGCCAACACCTAGACCTGAAGGTATGGGTTGGTATTGGGATGAAGCAACCCTTAGTTGGGTTGAGGCTTAGCACAATCCCTCAAGATAGTTCCTATTCTTAACTAATTCAAACAATCTAAACATCGGGGGATGAATGAGATTTCACGTTGTGGCTTTGCCACATACGCAAGTAACTAAAGAATTCGCAGGATGTGCCTTCACCGAAAAGGTCAGGCGCTTTTGCATAATGATGACCAGCCTTGGTCACGAAGTTTATCTTTACGCTGGCGATGAGGTTGAGGCACCTGTTACTGAACTCATTACTTGCGTTTCAAAGAAGCAACAAGAGGCTGCACTTGCAGGTGTAGCTCACTATACCCAGTTCCCGTTTAACGGGTGGCTTTGGGATAAGTTCAATGCAAAGGCGATTGCTGAAATTGCAGATCGCATTGAAAAAGAAGATTTCATCTGCCTAATCGGTGGAAGCGCACACAAGCCGATTGCCGATGCCTTTCCGCACGCAATGTCAGTGGAGTTTGGCGTTGGCTATGGCGGGGTCTTTAGCAAATATCGAGTTTTTGAATCCTACGCTTGGATGCACTCCATTTATGCAGGATGGAAGAACCCGACAACCGCCGACGGCCAGTTCTTTGATGAAGTAATACCAGGCTATTTAGAACCTGAGATGTTCCCATTTGGCAAAGGCGATGGCGATTATTACCTGTTCATTGGTCGCCTAATTGAGCGCAAAGGTTTCAATATAGCTCAAGAAGTTTGCGAGCGACTTGGCAAGCGCCTTATCTTGGCAGGACCTGGCGAACAAAAAGGTTATGGCGAGTTTGTCGGATCAGTAGGGCCAGAGCAAAGAGCCGAACTTATGGGCGGGGCAATTGCCACCTTCGCGCCGACTTTATACATCGAGCCTTTCGGCAATGTTGTTATTGAAGCCCAAGCCTGTGGCACTCCCACTATCACAACCGACTGGGGCGCATTTACCGAGAACAACATCAACGGTCTGACAGGCTACAGATGTCGCACCTTGCAAGAATTTATAGATGCAGCCGAAAAGGTAAAGACACTAAATCGTGCCTCAATTCGTGAACGTGCCGTTTCTCTCTACAACCTTGATACTATCGGCACTCAATACAATGACTATTTCAAGCGCCTACTCACCCTTTGGCGTGCGGGTTGGTATGAGTTGGGGGGAATTGACAAATGGCAAACAACTCAAACCTTGTAATAATCGCTACGCGCAACAGGCCACATAATGCTATTCGAGCATTTGAGCAGTTAAAAAAAGTAAGCGTTGAATCAGATTTTCTTATTGTTATCAATGAAGATCAAATTGACCTTTACCCTGAAATTGAAGGCATTATTCGTGAGGTTGCCCCTAGTGATTATTGGGATGTTGCAAAAGGCAATCATATTGTTCACAAGTATTGGGATTCTTATGTTACCTTCACCGGCATAGATGATGATTGTATGGTGACAACTCAAAATTGGGATTCTTTGCTCGCTGAGCCTATAAAAAAACGTGGTTATGGGCTTGCTTATGGAAACGATACAATTCAAGGTAAAAACCTGCCAACAAAAGTAATGATTTCAACCAATATTGTAAAAAGTATTGGTTATTTTGCCCCGCCTGTTATCAAACATTTATACGCAGATAATTTTTGGAAAGAACTTGGCACTCATTTGAACGCATTGGATTATTTTCCTGAAGTTATGATGGAGCATTGGCACCCAATTAACGCCAAGGCACCAAGAGATGAGCTATACGACACGATTTATGCTGATGGAGAAATGCAATCTGCAAAATTGGCTTTTGATCAATATATGCGTGATTGTTTTTCTGCCGATGTAGAAAAAATTACTAAAAATCTTATGATATGAGTTGGGGGAATGATGGACAAGGGTGAAATTTTAGATGAGGCAGAACGCCTTACTTACCAAGATTACTTCCACAAACTGCTCACCCTTTGGGATGACGGTTGGTATCACTTAGCAGAAAAGGCAGGCAATGAGTCTATCTAAACGACTTCGCGCAGCAGGTGAAAAGCGTGCGCAGAATCAGTTTGTTGAGCCACTGATTCCAGGCAGACCGGCATACGCATCGCCAGCAGGCGTTGATGTCAACTCTGAAACAGCAATAAGGATGTCCACAGTTTATGCCTGTGTTCGCTTACTTGGCGACACTATTTCATCTCTACCACTTGGCGCTTATGTTCGCCGTGGTCGCAACCGCATCTCCTACGCTGCTGTCTATGGCGAAGTTCCAACTTGGGTAAATAATCCAAATCCAGATACAACACGCCTTGAATTTTATGAGCAGATTATTGCTTCACTTAACTTAGAAGGAAACGCTTTCATCCTTAAAGTGATGAATGATATGGGCGAAGTTCTTGAGCTTTATGTTCTAAATCCTCGCGATGTTCGCGTTGAACGCCCATTCGCAGGAGAGCCTGTTCGCTATATGGTTCGCGATACTTACGGCAACTTCACCTTCCAACTAAGTCCTAATGAAATTGTCCACATCCCACTCTTTAGACTTCCTGGACAACTTCTTGGTCTAGGTCCGATTGGCGCAGCTAGGGTAACTCTTGGCTCTGCGATGGCTGCTGAAGTTTATGCCGCCTCATACTTTGGAAATGCTGCCAACCCTGGCGGTGTTATTGAAGCGCCAGGTGATATGACAGAAGAGCAGGTGTCAGACCTTGCTCGCGATTGGAATATCACGCACACTGGCCCATATAGGGCGGGCAAGATCGGAGTGCTAACTGGTGGAGCGTCTTTCAGACCGCTCACACTAAATGCCTCTGACGCCCAACTGCTAGAGGTCCGGCGCTTCGGGGTAGAGGAAATTGCCCGTCTTTTCCGCGTTCCGGTATCGCTGTTGGGTCATCCTGTTGCTGGCGCGATGTCATTCGCATCAGTTGAAGCGCAGAACTTATCCTTCGTGCAACACTCACTGCGCCCATTATTGGAAAGAATTGAACAAGCTCTCTCACCTTTATTGCCTGAGCCAGATGGATTCATCAAGTTTAATCTTGACGCCCTACTTCGCGGCACAACAATTGAACGCTACGATGCATACACAAAAGGACTTCGCGAAGGCTTCTTGAGTCTTAATGATGTTCGCGCTGTTGAGGATTTATCGCCACTAGGCGAGGCAGGCGACCAACACCGCGTACCTCTACAGAACATTGACGCAGCAGATGCCCCTGAAGTTGGTATGAAACTTAGAGCTGAAATCATCGCTCAACTTGTTCAAGTTGGCTTTGATCCGCAAGCAGTCTTGAAGGCTTTGGATATGCCAAGCATCAAACACACAGGCGTTCCAACGACACAGTTGCAGGCAGTTTCAACAATTGACCCTGGCGCACCTGAATCCGTTTATGAGGTTGAGTAATGCCTTACTACATCTCAGATTCTCAAGGTGATTGCGATGGATGGGCAGCAGTTAAAGAAGAATCAGATGGCTCATATACAACTATTGGATGTCATAGCACAAAACAAGATGCAATTGACCAGATGGTTGCAATTTCAATTTCAGAAGATATGGAACCAGGTGGAGAAATAAGAGCAGTTGATTTATCTGCTCCTTCATTTATTCGCGAGAACGCTGCGCGTGGGTTGAAGTATTTAGAAGAAGGTTTTGGGGGAGATGGTTTAACTGATGGCACCAAGCGTGAAGCACGCGAAATGGCAGCAGGAAGAATTACAGAAAACAAGGTGCGCAAGATGGCGCCTTGGTTTGCCCGCCATCAAGTTGATGGACAAGCACCAAAGAACAGTGACCCTTCGCACGCTGAATATCCAGGAGCAGGCTTAGTTGCTTGGCTACTCTGGGGCGGCGATTCCAACTTCAGTGAGAGAGCGCAAAATTGGGCGCAACGCAAAATTGATGCCTTAGAAGCTGAAGCCGATTCAAGGAGCAAAATGAAAAAAATCGAACGCCGCACATATACAGTGCAGGATGTTGAAGCACGCCAAGCAGAAGATGGCGTTATGCGTTTATCAGGGTATGCGGCGGTCTTTAATGATGCCAGCGTGCCATTACCCTTCAAAGAGAGAATCGCGCCAGGTGCTTTTCGTAAAACACTTACAGAACTACCTGATGTTCGCCTTCTAATTAACCACGAAGGTCTGCCACTAGCTCGCACAAAGAATGACACATTGACTTTGACTGAAGATGAGCGTGGCCTTCGCTTTGATGCCGAACTAGCAGACACTCAAGAAGCCCGCGACATTTACACCCTTGTTAATCGCGGCGATGTGGATCAGATGAGCTTTGCCTTCCGCGTCATTCGCCAAAATTGGAACAAGGATAAGAGCGAGCGCACATTGACCGAGGTTTCACTCAGCGATGGCGACATTTCAGTTGTCACCTATCCTGCCTACCCAACGACATCAGTTGAAGCCCGCCAAAAGATTGCCAGCGCCTTGGATGCCATCAAAGAAGGTCGCAAATTAGATGAGGATTCCATCAAGGCACTTCGCGATTATCTCTCAGACCTGCTAGATGCTGAAGATGAAGATGAAGATGAAGATGATGATGAAATGGAAACTGAATCAATCCGCGCCGTAGATACTGTCGGAGATTTTGTAGAATGGGATTCAGCCGGTGGCACCGCCCGTGGCCGTGTCGAACACGTTATGCGTGAAGGTGTGCTTGGTATTCCAGACACCGATTTCTCAATTACCGCAGAGGAAGATGATCCTGCAATTCTTATTCGTATTTATCGTGAAGTTCGTGATGGCTGGGAAGCAACTGAAACCCTTGTTGGACATAAAGCCTCAGAACTTCGCCCTATTGATGCACTGCCAGCGCCAAGTGAAGAGCAAAGCCGCAAGATTTCACTTCGCCTAGCAAAAGCAATTATCAACTCAAACAAATAGATTTCTGCTCATCCGAGCAGATTACGAAGTCGGAGCGAAGCCCACACCCTCAATTGAGCGCCGTGAAGCGTCATCGCCACCACCTCGGAACCTTACAAACACTCACAAGGAGTACTCAAATAATGTCATATGTTGACAAAGTAATTGAGCGCCGTGATGCAGTGAAGGCTGAAATGGATGCAGTTCTTGAGGCAGTAGCCGCAGAGAACCGCACCGACCTCACAGCTGAGGAAACCGAAAAGGTTGATGCCCTCGTTGAAGAATCACGTTCACTCGATGCAAAAATTGAGAAGTTAACTGCTCAGGCAGTTGCAGATGCAAAGGCAGCAGAAGCACGTTCTGTTGTTGCAGAAGCACTACCAAAGGCTTCAACTTCAATCGTTCGCGAAGAGCGCACATATCGCCCAGACAATGGAACATCCTTTGTTCGCGATGCGTTCAATGCACAAGTACGTGGCGATTACAGCGCTTCCGAGCGCCTAGCACGCCATATGAAGGAAGAGTCAGTTGAGCGTCGCGATGTTGATACATCAAACTTCGCTGGACTTGTTGTTCCACAATATCTAGTTGACCTAGCAGCACCTCTTGCTCGCGCAGGTCGCCCAACGGCAGATTTCGCAACAAACAAGATGGCACTTCCAGCAGCTGGAATGTCACTTGAAATCAGCCGTATGACCACAGGTACATCAACAGCAATTCAGGAAACACAGAACACTGCTGTTTCCGAAACTGATGCTGACGATACACTGCTCAGCGTTCCTGTAAGAACGATTGCTGGACAGCAAGACCTATCCCGCCAAGCAATTGAGCGCGGAACAGGCATTGACACATTCGTTGTTGCTGACCTAATCCGTTCTTGGCACACCACACTTGATGCTCAGGTCCTAAATGGAACTGGCAACAATGGTCAGTTCAAGGGAATCCGCAACGCTGGTGGAAACGCAATTACTTTCACTGCAACAACACCTACAGTTGCATTGCTTTATCCAAAGTTGGCAGATGCTCTACAGCAAGTTCAGAGCAATGTGTTCACCACACCAACAACCTGGATTATGCACCCACGCCGCCTAGCATTCTTGCTAGCAGCAACTGATACAGCTGGTCGCCCATTGGTAGTTCCTGCCGCTGGCGTACCACAGAATGCAGTATCAACTGGCGCAGGCGTTGCTCAGTACGCAAACTCAGGTTATCAACTACTTGGTCTGCCAATCGTTTCAGATGCAAACGTAGGAACAACTTACGGCGCAGGCACCAACCAAGATGAAATCTATCTTGTTGATGCACGCGAAATGCACCTCTGGGAGCAACCAGGATCACCATTCTCACTACGCTTTGATGCAACTACCCCAGGTAGCTTGACCATCAAGACTGTTGTTTATGGTTTCTCTGCCTTCACAGCAGAGCGTTATGCAAAAGCCGCTTCCATCATTTCAGGAACTGGTCTAGTTGCACCATCCTTCTAATTAAGAAGGAATAACTAAATAGTTGTGTAGGGGCGAGTGGGAATCCCCCGACTTGCTCGCCTCTACACTTCCTAATGAATCGGGGGATTCAATGAAGTCAGGTCATAAAGTTTCAATTGGCGCCTGTGACCCAGGCTCCGTCAACGCGGCGTGGGCATATAGAATGTTTCAACTCTGCCAAAATCGCGCCGACAGACTAGGGCCATTTGTCAGAATTAAAGGCTCAGGATTACTTTCCAAGATGCGCAATCGCGTCGTTAAGGCTTTCCTTGAGAACACCGATTCCGACTGGCTCTTGATGATAGATACCGATGAGCAACTAGACACCGAAACATTTGACTTACTCTGTCAAACTGCTCACGATAAAGAACGACCAGTAGTGTCAGCCCTTGTCTTTGCGGCCTTTGACGCTCACAAGCATTTATATCCAAAGCCAGTTCCAGCCATCTTTCAAGATGTGCCTGAAGGCTTCTTGCCTTTGTTCAAATATGATCGCAACGCGGTCTTTCAAATTGATGCCTGTGGAACTGGGTGCCTTCTTATACATCGCAGCGTCTTAGAAAAAATGCGAGAGATGGCAGACCCCCATCAAGGCAAAGACTGGTGTTGGTTCTGGGATGGACCTATTGATGGCAATTGGATTAGCGAGGATTTGCTTTTCTCAAGAAGGATTCGTCAATTAGGATTCCCCATACACGTAAACACCGCAGCAGTTCTGCCACATCAGAAGTCTTATTGGCTTGATGAAAGGCATCACCTATCGTGGAAAGAATAAAGTTTTGGCGGAAACAAACCGCAACAGCAACTCCCGATTTAGAACGGGCAATAGCACCGAAGGCAGAGAAGAGGAAAAAGCGTGGCTCTAATCAACGCATATTGCACACTGTCAGACTTGAAGGAATCTCTAAACATCGAGGACATTCAGGATGATACTGCTCTTGAGGCAGCAATTATGGCCTCAAGTAGAATGATTGATGACTATACCGGCAGATTCTTCTACAGAGATGGCACAACCAATAGTCCTGTGACGCGTTACTATACGGCGCAAGATTGGTGGACAACCAATACTGATGACTTTATTAGTCTAAATGAAATTGCTACAGATGATAACTTTAATCAGTTATACACAACAGTTTGGGCAACATCTGATTATATGGTTGAGCCAGTAAATAACCCACGCCGAGGATGGCCTTACACAAGATTGCTCGCCATCGGCGCTTATATCTTTCCTTACAACTTGCCTCAATCAGTTCGCGTAAAGGCAGTTTGGGGCTGGTCATCAGTTCCACACGAAGTTGCGATGGCCTGCAAACTTCAATCCTCACGCCTGTTTGTACGCCGTCAGTCGCCATTTGGTATCGCAGGAACTCCTGAATTGGGAACTGTAAGACTTGGCTCTCGACTAGACCCAGATGTTGAGGTTCTACTTCGCCCATTCCGCAAACTCTCGGCGTTGGCAAAATGAAACCTACGCAGGTTCGCGAAGGCATCAAGAAGAATCTTTCCTCAATCAAGGGTCTGCGCTCATACGACATTATGCCTGACCTACCACAGCCACCTTGCGCTGTTATAGGGCAATTAGATTTTACTTTTGACTTAAACAATAGCCGTGGTTTGGATCAAGCGAACTTAGATGTCTATGTTCTAGTCCAACGCTTCTCTGAAAGAACGGCTCAAGATAATTTAGATAAATACTTAACTGGCTCTGGTGACTTTTCTATCAAGGCAGCAATTGAATCTGATTTAACACTTGGCGGTGCGTGTAATGCCTTGCGTGTCACTTCAGCAGAATCAGGAACATATCTCGCAGGAGATGTGGAATTTTTATCATACAGATACAGGTTAACCATCTGGGGTCAAGGAGAATAATGAGCTACACAGTTAATTCAGATACGTTCACTCTTGCAAACAAGGGTGCTTCTATATCCGATAAAGAATTGCAAGAAGCAGG